AAGACCAGTTAATTTGTATATTTTATCATTATAAAAGAATGTTAATCCTTCTGAACCTACAATTTTTTTCAATCCACCAACAACTTTTAATCTTTGTAACTCATTCTTTAATTTGTTTAATTGATCTTCAGTTGCACCTTTTGACTTAATTGTTTTTGCTTGTATTAATACATCATTTGCTATTTGTTTTGCAGCTTCATCTGGTGAAGAAGCCATATAACCAGCAGCATTTTTCAATACTTCAACTCCTAATTTTAAAAATAGTTCTTCAAATGGTCTAATGTTGTTTTTGTATTGTAGTTCATGATTTTCTTTATCAAAAACGCTAACAAAATTCTTAAATTCTTCATTATCAATTTGTTTTAAAATGTTTTTTATGCTAACACTTTTATCAAATTCAGCCCATCTTTTGACTAATAAATTCAATACTTCAGGTGAAATTGAATATCCAAATGAATCTGCTTTTTCTCTGATAAAATTATTCCACCAATTTTTATGGTACTCAATAATTTTTGTTTGATCACTGAATGATCCTTGTAGTTGATCAATCATTGTCATAAATTGTTTTCTTTTTTGTGGTAAATTCTTTACCTTAGATAACAATAATTTGTTTGGTCCTCTGATAGTAAATGTATTTTGTACATCAGCATTTACACTTTTAATTAAATTGCCAAGTATAATTCCAGATTCAGCATCACCACCCGCAATTGGTTCACCTAAATCATTATATTCAATAATTCCGTGGAATACCAACATACTTAAGTTGTATGGAATTACATTCTTTGTAGCTGGATAAATTACTTCAACACTTGCAAACTTTTTACCATTACCAAACATTTGATTTAATTCTTCTCTCGGAACTTTTGATAAAGCATTAGATAAATCATCCACAGCAAAACTAAACGCATCTTGAATGTTTTGTGGTTTATCAGAAAACATTACTTTAATACCATCTTTAGTTAATGCATTTTGACCTTGATTTTTTAAATGTCCTTTGTTTCTTGCAAGTCTCAATTGTCCATCTTTCCATGTAAAAGAAAGTTGTTGACCGTCTGTTTTTTCAAATGCTTTTAAATCACCAAGTAATGCTTGGTCTACCATGTTTCTTAAATCTTGGAATGTTAATTCCATATCTTCATATGGATGTGCCAAATGTCCATAAGCACCACCTTCATTTAATGTTGGTTTTGGATCATTTAATAAACTGTCTACTAAAAATTGAGTTAATTTATTCATATTTCAAAAGTGTTATCAAATACTGTGATTGCTTTTTTATAAGATCTAGATGTTTCATCAAGAGGGTTATCAGTGAATTGCCAATTCCAGAATAATTCATCTGGAGTTTTGAATCCAAAGAATTGAAGTACATCTTTTTGTGTTTTTGTAACGTCTCTACCATTCCAATTTTGTCCAACGGCAATAAAACCTGCATCAATGTTTTTTACTATATTTTTTTCACCCAAAGTAGAATGTCTGTTCTCAATCCAAGTCAATCTCTCAATTAATTTCTGATAAAAACCGTTGGTTTGACCCCATCTCACACTAGCAAAAAACAAAACGGTATCACTTTCAAATAATTCTTTACTTATTTTCCATAATTCATCACTTTTATTATTTATACTAGCCCAACAACGATGATCACCTGTAGGGTTTTTATCTTTATCTTTTAATGAAGCGTCTTTTGTTCCACAATGATTTCCCCATTTAGATGACACATTACCTTCACACGGAAATATGTTTAACTTGGTTGTATCAATCAAAGTTACTTTTTCTTTACCAAGTAATTCTTGTATTTTAAATGCAATTTGTGTACTTTTAGCAATATCATCTTTATGTCCACTCCATCTATTACTGGTTGTAAGCAATAGTACTTTGTTCTTGGTACGTAAATAATCAATGGTCTTTTTATACTTTTTAGCATATAAATCCATTTCTTGTTCACTAACTGGAATTTTAGCTTCTTGTAATAATAAATCTGTCAGCTTAATCATCGTACAATATAAATAGATTTATAAAGAAAAAACCCCACTTATTTCTAAGTGGGGTTCTGTTTAATTATTTACCAATTAGGCATTAGGGAATGTAGCACCAGTTGGCAAGAGGTTGAAATCAAGTACTATGAATTCAGCAGTCTTGGTTGGTTGTAGATAGATTTGACCGTATAGGATGTTTCTATCAACAATGTCTGGTGTATTGTTTGTATCATCCATCTTAACTTGGAAGGCAAACAAACCACTACGTTGTTGTACGTTTTCTAGGTATGGGTTAACAATACTCAAGAAACGGTTACGTGTAGCAGCTACGTTTTGTTCAAATACAAGGTACTTACTGGTTGAAGCAATGTACTTCTTCAAGTTGATCAACAATCTACGGACGTTGATTCTGTCTAGAGCACTTGATTCAACTTGTAGTGTCTTTTGACCCCATACACAGATACCTTGACCTGGGAATGCGGCAATTGGATTTACACGACCTTCATAGAGTGTATCACGTTCTGCGTGAGTCAATCTATCAAGAGTTTGTACAGCTTGTGGAATACCACCACGGTTTAGACCGGCTGGAGCAAACCATTCTGCACTTGCTTTGTCATTAGCAGCGTAAACTGCTGGTAGTACTACTGAAGGTGGTACACTTACAATCTTGTTTGTGTTAGTATCTAGGATCTTAATCCAAGGATAATAAGTACCTACATAGTTACTGTCAATTGTAGCTACGTTACTTACAGCGGCATCAATCAATCCTACACTTTGATTGCTTGATGGGAATGTTACGTTATCCATGATGTAGAAACAATCACCACGGGCTTCACACATATCAATTGTTAGTGTTGTTACGTATGAGTGATGTTGATTGAAAATACCTGGTAGAGCAATCAAGTTGATGTCAAATTCATCTGCATTTCCAAGAGCACCAATACATTGTTTGTATGCTACTGAACCTGCACTAGAAATTGTTGTACAATCTAGACCTTGAGTGTTACCTGGAGTAATTGAACTTCCTACATTAATTGGAATTGTTGGTGATTGACCATCAAATCCACCTTGGAATCCAAGAACAAACTTACGTAGTTTAACATAAGTTGATTCAGAAGCACTTGGTGTACTTGGTATGCTACCACTCAAACTTGCGGCAAGTATTGAACCTGTACCACTTCCAACAATTACGTCATCCAAAGCAAATCCAACGTTGTTACCGTTAGTTGCACCACTTGGAACTGGAGCAAAATATTGAACGTTATCATTATATGTTTCTACTCCGGCAGAAGCAGTTGGATATAGAGCAACCAATTCAGCATCTGTGCTTGGAATTGCATCAAATACAACACCGGATGGATACTTACCAAGTTGTGTGCCATATAGAGAAGCTCTACTATACTTCATTGTGGTAGCAACATTATCAAGATCACCTGCAACTGGTACATCATATGGATTAAATCCGTATGGTACAGCAGTTACTGGATAATCACCAGCAGTCATTTCAATTCTGATATTCTTACTTACATTGGCATAAGTACCAAATTCAATAATCTTACCAGAATAACTGATGTAGTTGTATCTATCACCAATTCTACGTGCAATGAAGTTGCTAGAATCTGGATCTAGTGACAAGTTTGTGAATGTTTCAAGATACTTAGGACGTTTTGTTGTATCATTGTAATCACGTACAGATAGAGTAAATGTACCCCAATCTGTTCCTGATACTGTACCAGACAATTTAACATCACTAATTTCAATCTTGTATTGCTTATTAGTATTTGTACCATCAGATAGTGTATGAACTTTGAACAATTCATATCTTGATGTAGTACCATTTACTGCGGCAACTTTTTGAGATACAATAAATGGTGTATAAGCATTGGTTAGACCAAAGTTACTATCACCATTTGCTGGGTTAAATGAATTTGCATCAGTGAAATTCAATGCTTTTGATCCAGAGAACATTGATCCTGGAACAGCTGCAATACCTACTCTGTAACTTGTTGAGTTATTTGCAATTCTCTTAATTGTATCAGCAAATGTAGTATAACGATAAGCAGGATTCAATTGAATTGCTGTACTTACAGCTGTTGGATCTGTACCAAATACATTTTCAATATACTTAGGACTTGTTGAATCCAATGAGAATTCAAATACACCATATGCACCTAAGCTACTTCCACTTAGTGTCAAGAAATAATCTTGTTCAATACTTGAACTAGTTGAAGTTAATACACTTGCAGAGGTAAGTAGTGATCCAGAGAATCCTGGTGAGGATAGATTGGTAATAGTAGCATTTCTGGTATCTGATAAAACTGCTAGTAGTACTGTTTCAGAAGCAGCACTTCCAGATTGCCATACGTTACAATTATCAACATATGGAGCACTACCTGTTACACTGAAGGTACCATTATATTGACCAAATGCACCTGAGATTATACCTTGTACTCTTAATACTGGTGAATCACATGTGCCTTTATAAGATACTATACTACCACTGATCAAACTTGCACCAGTAAATGGAACAGAAGTTCCTGATAAAGATACCACTAATGGTAATGGGAATGTTACGGTTGTATTTTGTAGACCGTAATCTAATAATTGAGCCGCAGTATAACTGGTTGTAGAATTTAGAGTACTAGTATATGTCCAAGAACCAGTCAAATTAGTAAATGTTGCATATGCAGTTGATGTAGTTGTTACTGATTGACCAGCATATAGTAAACTTCCGTTAGATCCATTTACTGATGCAGCTGCAGTTGTTGCTGATGCGGCATTTGATGCAAATGTAAATACAAATGATGCGGTAGGAATTGATCCAGTGAATGTAGCACTAGTAATAACACCACCGCCAGATCCAGTAGTATAATTACCCGTAGCTATTACACCTGCTAGATAATTTGCAGATCCGGATACTAATGAACCAGATGGTGTTAAAAATGATGATCCACTAGCAAGTGAACCAATGTCATTATTTCTGTTCCAAGTACCCTTTTGAGCATAAATTGCTAATGGATAATCTTGATTATAACCAGTCAAAGCACCTACTCTGACTACGGTTACAAATCCTTTTTCATTTAAGTATTCTTTTGCAGTGTATGGACCATAATATACTCCATCTGCAACACCAAACTTAGTTTCCAAGTCATAAACGTTGGTTACTAGTGTTGGAGCAAAGCCAGGGCCCTTTGGGAATGGTGCAACAATTGCTGCACCAATATCAGCTACTCCCTGCGTAATACCTGATAAATCTAATTCCCTTGTAAATACCCCAGGACTTACAATTGTGTCCTGCGGCGTAAATCTTCCACCTTCTTGAATTGGCATAGTTATATTTTTCCTTTCAAAATTTGAGTTTTAAAAACTAAATATAAATATTGCTAAAAAATTCAAGATGTTAATATTTATCAGATTTTATATAAAACTTATTTTACTAAATCCGTTTTCTTTCTTAATTTCAATTCTGTTGTCAACCATATCTCTCATAACATCCAAGTGACTTATAATCCAAACAAAGTCAAAATTAGTCTTCAAAAAGGCAAATAGTGTACTCATAGATGACAGATTATCAGCATCAGCACATCCAAATCCTTCATCAATAGCTATAAAATTAGGTCTTGGTAAGTTACTTACATTAATTAATGCTACTCTAATAGCCAGTGAACTGATAAATCTTTCCAATCCACTAGCTAATTCTAATGGCCACTTCTTATCTTCATAATTAATATGTGTAGTTACATTTTTACCATCAGTCTGTAGAGTTACAGTAAATTCAACGATCTGATTTAATATGTTATTAACTTCCTTTTCAATTGTAGGAAGAGCTTTACTGATCAAATCATATGGTATACCGTCTCTTGAAATTGCAGAAGTGTACAATTGATATGCTTCATATTGAGTTTCTAATAATTTAGTGTCTTCAATATTCTTCTCAATTGTTTTCTTCTGTTCAATTGAGTTTGATAACTTGGTAGTATGATTAATTATACTATTATTTTTATTTTTAATATCAACGTCAATTGATTTTATATTAAGTTTGATGCTTTCAATTGTTTGTTTAATTGTTTGATTAAACTCAATTGCATCTTTTTGTTCATAATATTCTTTAATCTGTGATTCTACATTAATCAAACTGTTTTGATCAGTAGAAATCTTATTTTCTGTTTTTAGAATATCATTGCTTAACTTTGAAATCTTAGATTCCAATTCAGCTTTTAATCTATAAGCCTCATTATATTTTTTATAATGATCACCAATAAATGTCAGTTCATTTACTTTATTTTTAGACTGTGTATATTCTGTAACAAGAGTTTGAGCTTCATGTTTATCAACTTCTAACTCTTCTCTGGTCTTGATTGCATCTTTTACGAATACATTGGTTGTACAGTAAATACAATTTGGATCATATTTATGTTCCTCTAGTTTTTTTAATTTATCCAGTTTAGATTTAACAACAATCTTTTTCTTCTCAATCAACTGTTCTGTTTGTTTTAGTGAACTTGATAGTTCAGTAAACTTTTCATACTTGGTAGTAATGTCATCATTTTCATAATTTGAAATGATTTCATTATTTTCTTTTAGAGAATTTTGAAGTTGAACGTCTTGATTTTTAAAAGTCAATAGACTAGAAGAATGTGTAGAAATATTATTCTCCAACATGATCTTCTTTGATTCCAACGATGTAATATCAGTGAAATTGCCTGTGATATTGATCAATTTCTTGGTTTCTTCTAACAATCTATTGTTTTCATCTTCACGTTGTTGTGTTAGATCATCCAATAATTTATTTTCAGACTCCACCATACTAGATGAAATCTCAATAGAATTAGTCAAATCTAATAACTTCTGTGTATAATCATTATTTTTAAAATTCTTCAACAATACATTGATTTCTTTGGTCTTATCTGATGCATCATTATACAAATTATCAAATATAGTTAGTCCCATGAATTGTGCCAATAGATCTTTACGTTCTGTTTGACCCATATCAACAAATGAACCTACTTTATTATTTTGAATACTCAATACAGTCAAAATAAAGTCATCATAAGTACCTACATAATCTCTGATAATGTCATTAGTTGATCTACGTGCTTCACCATTAAGTTCAATTACCTTACTACCTTCTTCTTTCCAAAACTTAACATCCACTTTGACATTACCCTTCTTATCAGCTTGACCTTTTCTTTCAATAAAGAAATCAGTTCCGTTAACTTCAAAGTTAAACTTACATTTGAAGTTCATTTTCTGACTGTTAAGAATGTGAGATGCTTTAAATGCACGGTCACATTTATCAAAAATACAAAATGATAGTGCAGATAATACACTAGATTTACCTGATGCATTGTTAGCAAACAAACCAACTACATCATGCATCTTAGTGAAATCAATTACATTATCTTCACCATAACTAAACATATTATCAAATTCAAACTTCTTAGGCTTCCATCTGATATTTTTTACAATATTTTCTTTTTCTAAAGTAGCATTTAAATCCTTGTTTATTTTATAAATTTGTTCAAAGGTATCTTTGGTTACATTATTATTTTTTGATGTGATGTAGTCAGTAATTAATTTATTTTGATAATCAACGTCTGATACGTCATTCAAATTAAAGTCAGTACTATTAATGATATTTTTTGATGAAATATCACCAGCATCTACTCTAACATAAGACACTTCTGTAACTTCACACACTTCTCTTACCTTTGAAAGTGCAGACTTAACTTCAGTAGCTACACTTTCCATACACTTCATTCTGAGTCTTGCCTTTTTAGGAATATCAGAAAAGTCTGTAACCAATTTACCTTTGTTTACTTCAACTGTATAAAATCCATAGTCATTGACCACTTCAAAATGTTTGAATGCTTTGGTCTTTAGATCCCAAAAAACAAATCCGTGACCCTTTAATTCTTCTCCATGGTTTTGTTGAATCAATGAACCAGCATAAACAATGGTAGTTTCATCTCTTTCTAGAACTTGGTGTTTATGAATATCACCTAATAGAACAATTTGGTGTCCTTCAAACAACTTGTTTGTGATTGTTCTACTGGTTACCTTATAACCAACATCCGTAATTGCATCATTTACAGGTCCATGAAACAGTGCAATATTGTATCTGGTTTCATTTAGATATACCTTTGGAATGTCTTTGAACTTAATGTAATTTTCTGGTTCATCAAAGACACTATAGTGATTAAATAGAATATCTCCTAAGATATAAAGACCAGAATCCTTTAAATAAAATAGGTTAGGATGATTAATTGCGTTAACAATAGGACTCAGACTGTCTAGTCTATTTTTATTAGCTAGAGTAGCATCATGATTACCAGCAATCAATACGGTTGGTCTTCTGTTGGCAAGATTTTGAAGAAAATCAGATGCCATTTTAACGCATTCAGGTGAAAGATCACTCTTTGAATGAAAGAGGTCACCCAATACCGCAACAACTGTTTCAGTTGGTGTTTTTTCAACTGCTTTGTATAACTTTTCAAACACCTGTTGATATTCATCATGTCTCTTTGTAAGACGTAGGTGAATATCTGCAATGTGAAAAATATTCTTATACTCTTGTATATCTGATTTTAGATATGTTGCCATATTATATTGTTATCTTTAATTTAAACAGTCTCTCAAAGTCTACTGTATCAGTAGCATCTATCATTTGCCAAGTTTTTTCAAAACCAATTACGTTTGGATCTTTACCGTCTAATTGAACTAATTTTACTGGAATATCATGTTTTGTTAAAAACTCACATATTTTTATAGAATCTTCTAACGCATCATTGTCCAACATGACATTTACCATTGGTACATCATATTCCAACAGTTTCATCTTTAGTTTTTTACTCATTGTTTTTCCAAATAACGGAATACAATTTGTTCTTACTGCAATAGCATCAAATGGACCTTCAACCAATGTGACTGGTTCATCAAAATTGATTAACATTTCAAATCCAATGATGTTTTTTGAATAGTTACAACTTACATATTTCAATGATTTGGTTTCATAAAAACTTCTTGCGGTAAAGAAATTTAAATTGCCATTACAATCATAAGAAGGTACTACAATTCTGTTTTTATATTGTCCTTCTGTACAATATCCAATGTTATATCTAAGAATATCTGACTTTGTAATTCCTCTGTTCTTTAGATATACCAAAGCATGTCTATATTCCAATTCAGTTGATGGTTGATACATTGGTTTATATTCTTTTGGTAAATAGTGTAGTTCAACCTTTTCAGGTTCTTCATCAAAAGAAATTAAGAAATCTTTTGTTTGTTGAACTTTCTTAAGTTCACCAATTGATACATAACATTTTGAGGGAGCATTGAGTTTTTTTAATAGTGTTTTATAACTAGTACCACTAAATCCACACACCCAACAATTGTATTTACCAGTTACCAAACTTACTTCAAACTTTCTTTTGTAGTGTTTACAAATTGGACAATAATATACCGCATCAGTTCCCTTTCTGATCTTTGGGATCTGATTTAACACTCCATTCAAAGTAGATAAAATTTGTTCTTGCTGTAACAACATTTAAAACAGATCATACCTCAATAGTTCTATTCTATCAAGTTTTTATCTAAAGGTTTTTTCCAAGGTTTTTGATCCAGTGACACGGCAACTTTCATTAATTTTATTGGATCAATAGGATCTTCAGAAACATCTTCATATTTCTTGTCATTATGTTCAAATTCTTCATCATTCCCCCCAGTTTCTGTGTCTTTTTGTTGTGATTCAACATCTTCAGTTGGTGGAGGAGTTATATCTTGTTGAACATTTGCTTGAGTATAACTTTGTGGTTTTGGAACATATCCTATTGCATTTCTCATTATTATACCTTGCATAATGTATCTTTTATAATCATTATACATTTTTTTATAATATTCAAATGCATTGTATATATCTTTATAGTTTTCATGTGTGATTGTCATCTTCACACAATCATTTTTTTCTTTCCATTTGAGACCAGGAACATCCAATATCATACATGAAACATTTATCAATAAATCTCTTTCATTAGAATCATGTATAATAAAATAAAAGTCTTTTGTTTCTATTGAAGGTGTTAACTCACTGGATGATATATTGTATTTTAAACAAATTTTCTCCAACTTTTCTTTAGCCGCATTTTTTTCACCATCCTTACCTTTCTCAGCTAAGGCTTTTATTTTTTTTGCTAACTCTAGTATTTTGTTGCGGTTCATCTTTATACAATGCACATACTATGCCATCATACATATCACCGTTTCTTTCATCCCAATTACCCTTTTTGTTAAGAACAGTAAATTTAATTACATCTGGACATAGTGATTCTAACTCAGATTTAACAAAGTCTTTGGATTTGATGCCTTTAATTCTACACTTACCAAATAACTGTTTACGCATAGTGTTTACAGATAACAGATTTACTTTTACCTTGAAGTGTTCTTCAATAATATAAGCAAAAACAGCGTTATGGCGGGCTAATGTAATAATAACTTGTTGACTGGTAAATCCACCAGCAAATCCACTTAAAGCAGCTTCTAAATTAATTGTGGTTACGTCTTTTATTAATGGATTTTTCTCCAATTCTGATATAACAAAAAACGTTTTTTCTTTGGTTGTTTCAAGCTTTTTGGTGTCAATATAACCAGCATCCAAGACTTTGCCGTCTTTACTAAATGCCCAACCAGTAACTGATGTAGATGAATCTAAACCTAATATAACCATATACCAATATATAGTATATGTATTATCTTTTGTATGGTTTATTATTGAAACCTTGCATGTAAAGTGAAAGTTGTTTGGAACTAGCACCGGCAGCATCTTTCAATTCAGTTACTCCTGTAGCCATTTTTGTTTTAAATCCCTTTGTAACTGTATAATTTATTTCAAATGTACTACCTCCTAGAGATACAACGTTGCCACCTTGTCTTACAATGTCTTTGGCATTATAAGCACCACCAACAGGTTGTGTTTGATATCTTGTTTCCAAGTTTTTTTCTAATGAAGGTCTATCAATTGTTGCCATATAGTTATATTATTAATTATAAATATGATTAGACATCCCATTTTACTAAAATATTTATCGGGAAATCCTTACTATTTTTAATTGGTGTTCCTAATTTACCTACTGCAACCAACTCTGTTCCACTATACAAACCAACAGTAGTAATATAAGGAGCCAAATAAGAACCAGTTGTATCTACTGAAGAACTGTATTCATAATCAAAAAACTCTGGTTTTATGTATGTTCTATTATATTTTGCAGTTGCATCATCCAAATAATTCATTACGTCTTGATATTTGGATCTCATACATTTATTTGTAATAAATGGTTTCAAAGAATTTTCATCCAATTCTGATATGAAATATTTCCATAGAATAAACATATCATTAATATTGACCATTTTATCATTGTTTACATCCAATTTTGCATCTATAGATACTAAATTGGTATATTCAGGCATGTTTATTACTGACTTACTTACATAATAATTATTATTTTGACCCAATGAGCCAGTGTAATAAGCAAATAAGTTTTCTTCATAAGAACCATCTACAACTATTTCCCACCATCTTTCATTATTTGAATTCTTAGATGAAATGTAACGTAGGATTAAATCCAAATCATTGAAAGTAAAGTATTTATCACCGTCAATATCATAGTCAAAGTTATTTCTATATACTGCAGTTGGATTTGTACTTACATTAAATTCACCAGTTTCAATTCTACAGATAGTTTGATTTTCATAAATTGAAAAGTTGGATTGATATTCAACATCATAATATGAACCTGTAAGCGGATTTTGTTTCAACATCATACTGTCAAAAATAGATCCACTAGTCTTCATTACTAACAATCCATTTCTATAGAATATATTACCAATATGATAATCTTTTAGATCTGTGTTTAGATTGTATATGTAAGAATATCCATGAATATTGTTATAATTTGATCCACTGGTACTTACTGTTCTGTTAGTATCTGCAAATAAACATGGTGATCCTACCACAATAGATTTGTCTGAAATTGCAGCATCAAATCCAAATACTGTATATGGAATTCCATATGTTTTGTATCTGAATATATTTTTACTTACATTCCAATTACTTTCAGTATTTTCATACAATAAAACTTGACCTAATAAATTAAAAGGTCTTTCATAATCTTCTCTGGTCAATACTTTATTTAATGATCCTGTTATAAAACTTGAAGAAAATGGAAAAACATACTTTGGTGCGGATACAATTGTATAGTTGTCAAATATGTCAACGTTATATCCTAACTTATTATCTTTAAATGTGTTATCATCACCATATGACTTTTTATCAAATACCCATTTGTTATTTAAATTACATTTATAATAAAAATATACAGCGCCACGTTTTCTTAGTTGTTGTGATGATGTGTATTCATAATATTGTGATTCATATGGACAACCAACAACTGCGTTGTCACCATAAATTGATACAGAATAACCAAATCCGTCAAATGATTGTGAGTATGATGCACTTGGAGGACAGTTTATATATGGAAGATTATAATTAAAATCTTGATTTGCATTTACATAATTTACTTCATTCCATCCTGTGGAAGAAGACGCAAAGAAATAAACTGAACCTGTTCCACTACCTCTGTAATCACTGACTATCAAACCTTTGCTTCCACTTGGATCAATCTTCAAAGAATATCCAAAATAATCACCCACATTACTTTTACTTCCGGTTAAAGTTTGTGCATAAGTCCAATTATTATTTACTTTTTGGTAAATATAAACAGCACCTTTATTATTAAATTTTTTGGTACATCCTATTGCCAATACATTTTGACCAAGTGAAATTGATCCAGCAAAACTGCCAGTTTCATCATTAAATGAACTGCTTATACTTGTATATGGATATATTGATCCAGAAGATAATTCATAGATATCAACACATGATCCTGTAGTAAGAGTTTGTCCGGATAAATTATCTGGACTTACAAATGAACAACTAAAAAATCTGGTACCCACTGCTAGTTCAGTTCCATAAATTGAAAGTGAATTTCCGTATTCATTTTCCAATTTTACAATATCAGTTTCATTTAGGTCACTGTCAAGTGATTCACCGTTTTCAGTTAACAAATCAGAAAAATTTGTGTCACTTAATGCAACGTCTAATTGTTGTAAATTTAAAGTTTTTTGCAATTCCAAATATGGAACATATTGATCAACGGATGAATCATATTTTTTAACGTTAACCATTCCAATTGAAAATCCTTGATCTTTTCTAAATGAAGGCGGTGATCCAATTGCAACATAATCACCATATGTTGCTACTGAATATCCGTAATTTTCATTTTTTATTGTTACACTCATAAAATTTAATTATCATTTAAATGATCTTTCATCACTGCCAAATTTAATAGGTTGACATATTGCAGGATAAACAATTTCAACAATTTGTTCAGTAGGATTTATATAAATCAAACCGTCATTTAATATACCTTCAGCATCTTTAAGACCCATACCAGGAGTATATAATGTATCAGATTTAATTATTGTTGGTTTATTATATTGATCATATATAACCATTTTATCCGTTTGAAATTCAAATCTTGAATTATCAATTAATGTATTTGTTATAGCCAAATTAACAAAAGATTTCAAAAGTGATCGTTGTATTTCTCCATTTGTAACAGATGTTTTAGGTGATAAAAACGTATCTTTAAACTCATCACTATTAATTTGTGATATTAATTGTGTTTTTGCATCTTGTACATCAAATGTAACATTTGTTCCTTTATATCTAAACCAATGACAATCAACTACAAGAGACCCTGGATTAATCCTATTCTCTAAAGAATTTCCTAGTCTTTTATATGTTAAAGTAATTTGATAGTCAGTTGTGCCATATGAAATACTTAAGTTAAAATTTAAAATTATTTTTATATTTGTAGTGGAATCCTGTAAAGTTTGATCTCCAGGAGTAATTCGTATGTTCTTATTTATATAAAGTATATTAACAATTCCATCATATTCATATGGTGATAAAGATCCCTCAAGAACTTTTGATTGTAGTTGACTAATTAAACTCCATTCCTTGTTTAATGATTCATAATTTACAATACCCCTTGAATAGGTGGTAATTACAATAGACTGATTATATATATCATTAATTCCTAGTGAAGGTTGCACTACAGGAGGAGGTGCATTAACGCAACTTATAGAATAATTCCAGGCATTATTATTTGTTGTGGAATATACAGTGACCAAACATTTATCACTATCTATACCATTCAATGATCCTTTTTTATCCTTATCAAAAGATATTTGAGGATTATTATTTGGTGCTGATATTAATCCTGAGTCATATACAGTTTTACGTGAATTTAATGGATATTCAATTTTAAACTGTGATGTACCACTATTTATGCTATATTTGAAATTTATTTTACCAACTGATGATGTTAAATCAATAATATTTTTTTGTTCTTGTTGATAACTAGGTTCATTTGTAATATTAGTTCCACAGTTATTTGTTGGAATCTGTTTTATTATTAATGTAACTGTATTGTTATAATAAACATTTGGATTTTTAAACTTTACATTTACTTCATATACTCCAACTGCAGATGGTATCGTAGATGAACCATTATATGTAATTGTCAAATCTTCTTCATTAGGTGATTTAGATAATATTTGAACTGGTTTTGGATTTCCATCAAAATAAAATACATTTGTTCCAAATTTAACGTCTCCCTTTATAGATGTAATAGTTAGAGTTGCAGATACAGGTGAAACTGTATACTTTGTTGTTGTAGACACTTCAGTATCTAATTCAGCGGTAACATCATATCTTCCAATATCTTTTGGATATTGTCCTTCTGTAACTGTTCTGATTCCACCGTATAATGTAACAATGGTTATTACATTATTGTTGTTTTTATATGTAATTTTTATTGGTATATTAGAATCAACTATTACGTCTAATGATTGTAGCTCACCATTATATATTACAGTTGCACTGTTCATAGTAATAGTACCACTTGAACCACTAGATTTTATAGCTGCAGTTGTAGTTGGTTGAACCAAAGTATATTTACTTGCGTCTGTTCCTGAAATAGTTAAACCAGAAACGGTAACGGTTTTTCCTTCACCTACTGAATCACTTGAAAATTCTCCTAATGCACTTCCAACATTTAATGTTACATTATCCCTTGTTCCGTTTGGATATGTTACTACACCTTGTAATGCGGCATTTGAAGTGTTTAATGTAGCTGTGATATCACCATTATATACTTTATCAGCTGCGGTTATCCCAGTCACAGTTAATAGTTTAGGACTTATTGTAATTGAGGAACAATTTACACTAGTAACAGAATAATTTCCTGATGCGGCTTGATTTACTGTTACATCAAGAGTACCAACTCCAGTGATATGAATTTTACCATTTACAATTGTTGCTGGTCCACTATTGATTGTATAAGAAATTGCACCGTTACTAACACTATTTACTGGAATAGTAAAATCATCATCACCATAAGTTTTTGATGGACATTGTGTTGTTATACTTAATGTTTGTGGCGCAACAGTCAATGTAGCGGTTTTTGTTCCTTGATAATTAGGATCATTAATTGTTACAACTACATTATAAGTACCAACATCAGTTGGTGGTGTCGTAGACCCATTATAATTTACTGTATAATTTATATTTGTTAATGGAATACTAACAGTTACAGGTTTAGGGTTTCCATCATAAGTTTGAGTTAAATTACTAAGTGTAATTGTTGTTGAAAGTTGTTCAATTGTAAAAGTACCTGTGACTGATCCTTGATAAAAATTATCATTAATAGTTGCTACTACAGTATATGTACCTGCATTAGTTGGAGGTGTTGTAGATCCATTATAAGTTACAATATAAGATAAATTTGTTGGTTTAGTAGTAGCAGTTATTTCATATGGATCACCGTCATAGTCATATGTACCTGACAAAATATTCAATGTAATATTTGCTGCAACTTTATCAATATTTGAGTCTTGATTATTGATAAATGTTTTATCACTTACTACCAGATTAGAGTTGCCGTCATCAACAACGTTATAAGTTTGTCCTTGAATTTCATGTTTAATAACCACTGACTTTGGCAATACTTTTTCACCAAATTTATTTTGTGGTATATTAAATGTAGAAATCTTATTTGGTAGACTTCTGTTTACATTGGATGAATCTAGTGATTCCAATCCAAATATTTTTGATGGATCTTGGCTTTCTTTATAAAATAAATGTTTTGTGGTAGCATATAAAACGGTTTTATATGTACCGTCCACATTCTTTTCAGATAAAACAGGATCATAATAAAAACTTCCGGTTGGAGATATTGATCCTGTTAAATTAACACCTTCTCTGAATCTTAAAAAGTCATCTTGTTGTTGTTGAAGAGCAATTGCAGATGAAATGTATGTATAAGGTGCTACTGTTCCGTCATTGTATTCTTTAAAAGTCAATGACAATGATCCACTAACAGATCCACTTTGCCACAGTATTAAATCCTTGTGAAGTTTATTCTGAGGATTCCATTTTTTAGCAGCAGTGAAAGGTGTGGTTCTAATGTCATTTTTTTTAAGTGACTTTATCATTTTTTAGAAATCCAATCTTACCTTAATGAGAGATTCATTATCAAAACTCTTCATCACAGGTTGACTTACTTTTGCAACAGCAACCAATTCATTTGAATCATTATACAAACCAACAGTGGTTATATAACTTTGTGGATTTGTAAAGAATTGATTGAATCTTATAGTACCTGCTTGTTTTCCGTCTGTACCATCTGAAACAAATGATGGATTGTTTGAGTAATTAAATTCTTGATTTTTAACTCTTACAAAGTAATGTTTAGAAGGTAAAAATTCTGATTTTCTTGCCTTGAAATATTTTGTGGCACATTTTGTTATCCCATCAATCAAATTCTTTTGATATAAACCATATGATGTAGGATTTGTACCAGTAAAATCAGTAATACCTGTTAATGCACTGATTTTTGATGAATTTAGTATAATTGTGCCTGTTTTTGGATACAATGTACCAATACCATAATATACAGCAGTTACTGTTCCACCGTTTGTGAATGGTGTAGGAATTCCGTTGACAATACTGCCAGAGATAAGATTGTAAGAATCAGCAATTTTGCCTGTTACTGATGAATCATCAATAAATGTAAATTGTCCATTTGATCCACTTAAGCTAAATTCAAGTTGACCTTCATCCAATTTATCTTTATATTTGTTTACAGTAAAAGATATTGCATAAATGCTTGAACCTGTAATTGTTGTGGTTGAGTTTGCAGTTACAATAGATGCGGTTGCAAATGTAAATATTTTTTGTGTGGATGGCAATAAAACATTTGCATATTCACTATAAATTGCTTTTGTTGGATAAATCTTTGAAGTGTCAATATCAGTTTGAGAACTTCCAGATCCATAATAATTTCCATAAGCAACTGCAAAAAATGGTTCACCTGAATAATACACATTGTTATAATACAATCCATTGTAAACATTGAATATACCTGAGCCTGTTGCAACAGTTTGTGATGGTGAAGTATAAAATGCAGATTGCAAAGCAGCAATATCACCTGATGTCCACATTGGTGATGACACTTGATTTACTCTTCCTACAACTATATCTGTTGAATCAAATTTTTTAAATATCATATTTCAAAAAGGTTATACAGTTACGGTTACAGGTATTGTAATACTTCCACCGCTTTCATTTCCAATAATAGTCAAGTTTGTGGTTGTTGTTGTACCTACACCAGTATTTGGTATAAACTTAAATTTTAATCCAACTACAACTTGTGATGTTTCAGCAGAAACTCCAGCAAAAGTAGTAACTGTACTTGATAAAGTATTGGATGTTACCGTTTCTACTGCAACCAAGGTACCAACATTCTTATTTGCTAGTATTGCAGTATAACCAAGTGTTTGATTATATGTTGGATTGGTTGATGGTGAGATAGATAAGTCACCAGTATAAGTAGATGGCACAGAAATCTTATCAATATTTAGAGAAATAATTGGAATTACGGTTACACCTTGATTTAGAGTTACCAATTTATATTTCATCAATTGTGTTTCATCAAAGAAAGCTTCAAAAATTGGTGTATTTCTTAATGCAAAGTCATTATAAGCTGTACCTTGAGGGTGATTTGGTTGATATAATCCGTAATCAATTTCATCATCCGCTAATGCAAATGCGGTAATGTTCAAATTTCCATTTGTAGCCAACAATTCTCTTCCTTTTTTGGTTAGAGTAGCATCTACAATGATTGTTTTATTGTCTAAATATGCCATATTCTATAAATAGTTTAAAATTAAGATTTCTTATTATTTTATATAACAAAAACACTTTGACTCAAACTTAAACTTTGAGTTAACACTGGATTATAATCATTTACAATACCAGATCCTGTGATTTCATATGGACTTAGTATTGTAGTAGTATTAGTATTTCTTGACTTTACATAAATACTACCTTCATCAAAATTAGATAATCCAAGATTGGTGTTTGTTATTGAAAATGTTATCTGAGTACCATAATTATTGGTTCTAAATTCACCGTTTGGAGGATAGAATAAATTAACTCTTTCCAATGAAGATGTTAAATAAACTGAAAACTTAGACAACGGTTTGTTTTTATATGATAGATGTTGAACAGGCAATAAATTGTATATATCAATAGAAGATGATACATTGGTTATGTACGGGTCACCATACAAATTATTGGCATTATATGACATTCCATCAGGAACTGAAATAATTTTGTTTATTGGATAAGAAACAGGTCCAGTATTACCGTTGTCAGTATATACATCTTGATTATCAGTTACTTTATATAAATAAGACGTTGATAAATTTCTTGAATCAAAGTATTTATATCCACCTTGATTATAAACAAATAGATAATAATCATCCAATGTATCAGGAATATATCCTTTGTTTAAATTAGATGGTCTTGAGAATCCAACTTTTTCCGCACATGTTATTGTGGATTCATATTTATCAGAAGTTTGTAATTCAATTTTGATTGGAGATGGATTTTTTTCTATGGTTACATCTATTGGAGGAACTACTTCTCTCACAATTGGTTTAGATTGAAACTTTGGTCTTTCAAGAATTGATGGTTCAATTAGTACACCGGTCAACAATTTAACTCTTGCTGGTATGACGTTATTAATTACATCAAATACAGAAACATCAAAATAACTTCTAAATACTGTCATGAATTCTTGATACAATACTGTTTCTCCCCTATATGTGTAATAAGTCTCTGATAAAGTTTGTAAACTCTTATAACTTGATTCATATAGATAACCAGGATCAGCAATATCATTAACAATGTCATAATCACCTAGAAAATCAATTATATCATCATCTTTTACTTTGAATGGAGAAATAAATACACCCAATAAATTAGAATCAGGAGTTAATTGACTCAAATTTTTTGCTACACTTTGAATTGGAGATGGTTGAGTCAATAATGTTTGTTCTACTTTTCTAACCTTTTCATTATTGTACTTATTTGGTCCATATTGTGGAATTATAGATGCTTGTACAACATCAACTTCTTCAAATTGATATGGAAATACTGATTGTGAATAGTATGTGCATGAATTTGATTGTGTTATGTTGTTATAGGTGAAATTATATGCGGAAGCAGTATAACCAACTTGTTTTATTTTATCCTCTGGAAAATATGGTTCAATTGAAGTTGTTGTGCGTAAATCAACTGGATAATCAAAGTTATATCTAAACATTAAATCATCCCAAGTATTTTCACTTTGATTATTACCATAGTATCCGTAATTTTTACTATATTGAGTAAAATCATACTCAGTCAAACTATTTTTAACTAATAATATTTTATCAAGTAATCCAGTAAATTTATTAGTTGAACTAGGATAATTTCCAAAATATAAAGATCCATCATTATAAAATGCTTCATTATATGTTTTTGTTAAGAAAATACTAGAAGAATGTGAGAATGATTCTCTATCATCTACATATGAATTTACATACAGATCATATTTGGTAGGAAGATAGTTTTCATTTGATGATGTGTCAAAAAATGAAGAAGTATTATTTCTTCTTAACATTACATTATAAAATCTATCAGTATTGAATACAGGTACGTCTTGGATATGTATAGTCTTATCCAAAAATGTAAAGTAAACATCACCGTAATCAGATTTTATTGATTTTTTTAGATAGATTGACCAATCTGAATCTTTTTTTGCTAAATTTACAACATCATTTTGATTGTATTGTTTATTTAGTTTAAATGTAAATTGTAAAGACTTGGCAGAACCAGTATATGGTAATTGTAAATATTCATTATTTGAACTATATTTGGTGAAGAAATATTTTTCATCATACAAATAACTTGATGCTTTAGAATTTTCAATCTTACTACCGCCAAATTCTCTGATACTTAAAATATTCAACGGAATGCCATAACAAGACATTAACAAGTTTATACATTCAGTTGTGCCTTTTGTTTTATAAATGTATGGAAGTGTATCAAGAACACGTTTCCATATCATTTCATTTTTATCTTTGGCAGAAATTGATTGAGAACCTGAATTTGCACTATTAAGATAATTTGTTACCAAACTCTTATTAGCAAAATCAGTGGAAGTATTCCAACCAAATGAATTTAATAGATAATAAATGATATCAGGCAAGTAACTGTCTCCTGAATTTGTATCCTTTGAATTTAAAATTGGAAATGACTTGATGTATTGATAGATATTATCAAAATGATGTCCAACCATTGACAAAAATACCAAATAATCATTGTTATTTTCATCCATCTTGATATATTCTGGAGTATTATTTACTAGACTGTCCCTATTGTTTATATCATATTCTTCAGCATCATAAACATAAGTATAATAATTGGAATTGGTATCTGATATACTGCCTGAAACCAAACTTTGACTTCTATATAAGTAACATTCAAACCCATCAAATCCATTTTTGATTGATAAACTTTCCGCAGTATATGTGTTGTATTCAGTTGCATATGATGCGCTTAAAACAGTTGTACTAGAATTAGATGCGGATGTAATTGTTTCTAATGTATTATCTAACGTATCAAGTCTATTTAATTTATTCTTGAAAATCTTTATTCTTAGAGCAGCGGATGAAAATAATACAAAGTTTGAAAAATCAGAATAATCAACATCTAATGTTGCTAATTTTTTATTGATGTTAATTTCTGTTTGAGTATCTGCACTTAAATCTGGATCTAAAGAAGAAACGTTATCAATCGTATTTTGATTTGAATTTATAATCTTGATTGAAAAATTAGGGCCGGAAATCTTATAATTTTTAGATACTGTTTCTTTTATTAGAATTACATTTTGTACAAATGGCGTAATACTAATATTTGATATCCAACATATTGACTTTGTACTATAATTAAATGATAGTGGCGCATCTAATTTCACTAACAATGTTGCGTGTACATCAGTTGATTCATTGCTTGAATCATATGAATGATCTATAAATTTAAGAATTACACCGTTACCAAAATTTATTCCGTTCTTATAATAAGAATAAAATTTGTTAGTAAAATTAAATTCTAATTTCTTGATTTCAACTTGTACAAATTGTTCCCAAACAATTGTTGTGATTAAATTTATTGCATCTGTAAGATCAACGTTGAAGAAATTGATAACGTTTAACTGGTTTACATATTCCTTTTGTACAATATACTTGAGTTGTACATATAAATCATCAAATGTAATTATGTTCTTTGAGTATGTGTATAACCAGTACTTTATAAAGTTCTTAACACCAAATAAATTCTTGAATGTAATTTTATTAAACAATTCAATTGTAGAAGAATCAACGCCGTTATAAACGTTATTTATAAAAGTTATTGCATCTTGATCACTCTTAAAACCAAATGATTTTTTGAATGTATTTACTGATTCTGGAGAAGTTTGTAACGTAGATTTGTATGTAAAATCACAGTTATAATTAAACAATTGTGAATTTAATGTATCAGTGATATCATTTACCAATACTAATTTTCTAATAAATGATTCATAGTACAAATTTTGATATAGCTCTTCATCTGTTTTTGGTACTTTATTGAAAGCAGGCACCAATTTTAATTCAGTTCTTGATGGAGAAATTTCAGAAATGATTAATGGAAATGATTGATTACCTGCAACGTTTCTTAGAAAATTGTAAGATGCAACGTGTTGACCGTCAAATATATTAGATGAAGAAAAATCAGATTGAATATCAATCAAAAAGTTATTTTTGTAATTGATATAATCAGTCTTTGTTTTTCTGTATGAGTAATTTACTTTTTTATAATCAACGTCAGTATAACTTCCTACATCTGATATGTAAATAATTTTTGGTTGTTTATATGTCCATCCATTTTGTACCCCACTTAAATTATAATAAGAAAATTCTACTACGTCTTTCTCTGATTTACCAAAGAAACTTTCACTTATGTTTGTGTTTACGTTATATACACTAACATCCGTATCATTAAAATAATAAGCAGTGTTAACACTTGATGTAAAATTTGTTACTGTTGGATATGGAAAATTCATTGTGGTTCAAGTCTTGAAATTATATCATTTAATTTCTTGTTTGCGTCATCTCTTTCAGATTGTAACTTTTGTATAATATATTGAATTTCATCTGCATTTTCAGCAGTAATTGTTAGTTTATTAGTTGTAGGATCAGTATCTGCAGGTTGATTAAATATATCATTCATATTAATATCAATGACCGTATTAGATTGTACTGTAGGTATAAACTCTTGAAACGTAACTTGATTCAATTGTTCAATTTTCTTAGAATCATAAACAAAATCATTCAATGTAAAAGAAATGTACTCAGAGTTAAAACTAGGATTATTGGCATCAATTGTAAAGTTTCCAAAAGAATCAACTTTATAATCATAGGTGCCATTGTTAACATAATCCTCAATTTCTTTTTGGTATGACATAATTATCTTGTTATTTTAAATATATTACCATTATCAAATATATCAGTTTGATTATTAAATGTTGTTTTAATTAAAATTCTATAAAATCTTTCAACAGGCAAACCAGTTGTGTCTATTTTAAAGTAATGAATGTTACCGTCAGAACTTAGTTTTGTATTATCATCAAAATCAATTACAATGTTTTCACTTTCATTATCTTTGATACAATAATAAGATGCAGATGGCAACAAACTTGAGCTCAAATAACTAATTTGTTGATATCCCTTTATAAAATTCTTCAATGGATATTTTTCTCTAGCAAATACATTAATTCTTGGAATGTTTCCAAACTTATATTCTTTTGATAGATTTTGTATTACAACTGTATATGGTATAATTCCAGTTAAAGGAACCATACTTCCTGTTGTGTACACACTATCATTCCAAGAAATATCAATATAAGGTTGATAAATTGTATTTGTTTCTTTACTAAAGAATTTAACTGTACTATCAACTCCATCTACTGTACTAGATTCTAATGAACTTACTAAAATTATACCTTCATTTGGTACACATCCACAAATCCATCCTTTAACAATACTAGTAATATCCATATTGATATCAGATGTTGTATAATCATATGATTGTGAACATATGAGTGAGCTTCCACTAAATGATGATGTACAAAATGATGAGGACTTATATTGATAAGTTGATGGAACCGAATTATACCATGTACCACCTTGACTTATAGATGCAGATGTACCTGTTGTGATTGTTGATCCACTAACATACCAAAAAGATCCGCTACCATTTGCATAATTAGTATAATTCCAACTTGTGCCAACTAAATCACCTCCTGTGGAATATCTACCAATTCCCATATTCCAACTTTGACTGATAGGGTATCCGTAAACTGTATAATTAACAGGTAATTCACTGGCTTGGGTGGTTTTTAGTTTTAATTTAAACGTAACATCACTGGTTATTGAACCATTTGAGAGGGATTTAGAAATTTCAGTAACATCAAATTTAATTAAAATTCTACTATAATCCGCAGATTGACTAATTGAAGATGATGAATATTGTACTATAGTAGTGGTTGTTGTTGGATGTGCCTTTAACTCCAAAATTTCATCAATACCAAAATTTCTGTCAGCGTACCCTACTTTATTGGTTATGTACGTATCTTTTTGTGGATATAAAAATGTATGCATATTATACTACGTTTCCTTTGATATCTATGTCAGGGTATTTGACTTCAAAAACGCATGGATCTAATGATGGATATATTATTTTGTTTTTTGTTGCGGATAAAATATCATATTCATGTGGTGAATAGTTACCATCTTTAGCAGTTAAGTTTACAATTTCAACATTTGTTAAAGATTGTACACCTTCTACTCTTGCAATTTCTAGTTCCAATTGACTCAAATTGATTGGTTGTGAAAAACTCCACTTGTCAATGTTAAAAAAGTCTTTTACTTTAGTAATACAATTATTTAACACTTCTTTTTTGTTATAATTGTTGTATGTTAAAATTTTAAAATTTACACCAATATTAATAATATATCCGTCAATAATATTCACACCGTCAGTTAAAAGTCTATATTTTTTCAAATACTCTTTTATGTTATAAAATAAAGCTTCATTAATTTGTGTTAGATTTTTATTTTCATTGTATCCAAGAACATACAAATTAACTGAAAATGGATTGGTTACATCATAATTGATTTTTCTAAAATAGTTATCTACTGAATTATTTGTGTCAGTAGTATTATTATTGTAATCAACAAATCCAGATACATCATTTTTTAGATTCAACACCAAATCTGTGTCAGATGTTATATAAGCTTTAGCAATTGAACCGTATTTTGGTGGCATTGCATAAGTTCTAATCAAATAATCATCCTTAGTTACAGATCTATTTTGTGTGGTAAAATTCAAAATAGCATTTTGTTTGATTTGATCTACTGATTCTTCATCTGCACCACCAACTGCAGCAGTATAATTATTTACTCTTAAAGTTTGTTGTACTGTATTAAATAATGTTTGTTCATTCGGATTTAAAGATGTTGCATCATTCAACAATTGATATGAACTAATTCTAGTAATTTCATTTGCATTACAATTTGAAAGTGACCCTCCTCCAATTATGTAATTAATAGTTAAAACTGTATTTGCCGGAGCAGCTCCAAATGTATTTGTTTTTAAGAAATTGCTTCCATCCAATGAAATATCAGTATTTCTTATATTTGATAATCCAATACCAACAATAGAAGCATTTGGATAAACTATTTCATCAGAATAATTATCTAAACCAGGACCAAATTCTAAGTAAGTTGTATTATCCGCAGTAATACTAGTTATATACTTTCTTGAAGTCTTCAATGATTTTATAATCTTTGATACTTCTGTTTTGTAGACGTAGAAATTTTCATCAGTAACTTGAGAGTTATCTACATCAGTAAAAATTACATCTTGTGCCAAATAGTCAGCTTCATACCATTTATTGTTATCTTCATCAATAACTGAAATTATGTTGACTACATTTTTTTCTTCCAATACAATCTTGTAGTATGGAGTAGCAGCACCAACAGTAAAATTCTTAGTTACAATCTTGCCGGCAAATGCTTTAGCGGTTTTTCTTAACAAGAAAAATTGTGGAACTCCCAATGAATCTCTGGAGTACACACTAACTTCTCTAGGAGAAAATCTAGTATCAACTGAAAAATCTACTGGTTCGCTTATAATAAAATTTTGATTAGAGTTATTTATTAACTCCATGTTTTCTCTAATTGACAAACAATATTTTTCATCAGGTACATAATTTCCATCAGCATCAACCTTTGATGGAATCAATTGAAATAATTCAATCTCAGTTATAGATGATTTAGTTGGAGTAGTTTTGTATCCAAGATATTTAGACAACGCAATTACATTTTTACGTTCTTCAGAATATGGCATCAATGATTCTTTAAACTGATAATCAATATAGTATGATAATACATCACCTACATATGAGGCTTGTTCAATAAACATTGTACCTGGTGAACTTTCACTAAAATCTTTGTAAGTTTTAGGAAAATAGTTCTTTGAAAACTCAATCAACCCAGCTTTAAATGACGCAAAATCTCTATTAAGATATCTTATATCTTTATTAAGAGGTTGAAAGGATTTTGGTTGTGTTTCTGCCATATTATTATAAATTGCTTGTTACAGTTAATCCAAGTACATCAGTTTGATTGTTTACCGTAAATTGTATTTTTATGTTTATTATATAATTATCAGTGTTCTTGTTTTTTTGAGCAGTTGTAATGTCTAAAAATACAGTATTTACAATTACATTTGGAAACCAATAATTCATGTCATCTTTAATAACATTCTTTAAAATTTCATCAAACCCTTCAATATTTTGTTCAAATAGATAGTTATATAATTTTGTTCCAAACTGAGGGTTAAATCTTCTTTCACCTGGTCTAGTATTGAAAAAATTAGTGATGTTGGCTTTAATTTGGGTTAGAGTGTCATATGACTGCTCAAAATACCCATTTATGCCAGATTTTAAAGGTAATGTTAAACCAATTGGATTCATATTATGACATTGATACTAAACCACCACCAACTCCTGATGACTTTTTCTTATCAACTGCTTTCATTAATTTTCTAAAGTCTCTATTAATGACATTAAGTACTTTAGATTGTTCTTCATTAACTGGTGTGATTTGTTGCGGCATTTGTACTGATTCATTAATATTAATACCACTAGAAGCTTCACTTTGTAATGCGCCCATCAATCCTACATAAGCACCTTCTCTTGGAACTCCTCCTACAGTTTCATTCAAGACAACATTTAAAGCATCATTATTTGTATATTTCTTAAATGTCTTTTTTGCTGGTTGTACATTTTCAATTGGTTTTTGTGAAACTTTTGGTTTTTCAAAGTTTTCACTGACCGTTGGTTTACTTTGACCAGTTAATATTTCACTCAAAATATTAGGAATAAGAGTTGGAAGAGACTTTTGAAGTTCTTCCTTTACTACTGATCTGATTATCTCTTTTAATTCTTGTGTTTTCATACTTGTTGATGTTATATAATTATATTTTACTATATACCAAAATGTTTTATTTATTTACCAAAATTAACTTGGTTTTATCATAGAGGCTTGTACTGAAAGTGGTGTACCAGGCACAATAGGTACAATTTTAAGTTTAGGTATCGTTGGAAATGCAGGTGGTTTGATAATAGATGATATTGGAGGTACATTTGGTACTGGAACCTTTGGTATTGAAGGAATACTAGGAGCAGTAGGCAAATTTGACATACTTGGAAGTGTTGGTGTAGGTGGTATAGTAGGAATTGATGGTACTGATGGCACTGAAGGAGGTGATGGCAGTGAAAACTTTGGTACTGATGGAACAGACGGAACTGATGGCAATGTATTTGGTATATTTGTCTTTAAATTTTTATATGCTGACGTTTCTGTGAATGTCTTTTTATAATCAAGTCCAGATACTCTTTTTAAAGGCAATTTTGGTGCACTTGGAAGAGGAGGAATACTTGGCAAACTAGGAGTTGGTACAGAACCTAGTGGATTTTGTAAGTTTAATGATGGTGGTGTGGGTAAAGTATACATAAATTAACTCCAAGTTGATGGATTTGGACCTCTTGTTTTACCATTATAACCTCCAGGAACACCACTTCCATTAAATACATTAATATCAGTCGGAGGAGTTCCGCCTTCAATAGAACCACCATTTCTTCCTGGGGCATAACCACCTCCAGTTAAAAATACTCTTTTACTTAAGATTTTATCAAGACTATCTCTCCAAGCTTTCAATTTTTCTTGTGGTGTTGGAATTTGAGTGGTTAATTGTGTTGGATAATCTGCTATTTGACCAGATTGATCCGCAGGAGTGTTTGTTGTGGATGTGACATGTTCATGATATTGCCAATGAACGTGATCTAATATTAAATCTGCAAGGTCATACAGAAAGTCAACAGTTGTTTGACCCAACAAAGCGGGTTCATTTGTTTGATCATATTGACCTAGATATATTGCCGGACTGTTAATCACTGTTTTTGTGTTTGTGGTCATTACTATCTGACCATGAGAGTCTACTGTATATTCATTGTCTGTTACAATTCCATATCTCTTTTTGGAATAATGTATAGTTTCTCCATTTCTACTACTTACAATTATTCTATCACTATTAATTACAATTTGATCTCCGGTAAGTATTGGCGGTCTAAATTTAGTACAACCTGGGGGAGAAAATGCTGCTACTTCTTCTTTTGAAACTGAAGGATCTTGAAATATTTTCTTTTGACATGTTGATTTAAAACTAGATTCAGTTAATCCTGAAGTTATATGGATAGATGTACCGTCTTGATTAATATCTTCTGATACATATCCACCTGCATTTTTTTCTGAAACATCAGGTGTAGGTTTTGATATGTTCTTTTGTCTATTTCTAATCAAAATCATTGGATTACCAAATCCTGCTAATTTATTACTTACTGGATTTGTATCACCATCTTTGTTGTAATAATCAGTATATTTTGGATCACTTATATCATTGTCTCTTATATTATCATAAGCAGAAAATCTAATAGATTGTCCATGTCTACTTTCAATTACAGTATCACCTTCAAATCTTTTTACTGAACGTATTTTTCCGTTTGATTTAAAATATCTACCCAATACAGTTACGTTACTTGTATTCTTGTATTGTTTGGCAGTTAAATATGAAACTGGTCCTTTGTATAAAACATCGGGATCAGTTGGATTGTTTTTTATTTCTCTGTTTCCTTTGTTTGATCCAACACGTTGTTCATATGTAGGATCAGCATTATTGTTTGAAAATCCATTTAGATTTATTTTTCTAGTATAATAAAATTTACCCAGATAATTTACTATAGCTACAACTTCATTTACAAGTGGATATTCAGTTATGCCTGTATTTTCCAATGGAAATGCCCATGGTAGTTTTTCTTTTTCAACTGTTTTATGTGTACTAAATGGTCTTACCAAAATTCTTCCTATCCACGTATAATCTTTATCTATTTGATCCGCTGGTTTATCATTTGCAGCATCAGGCCATTCAGTTGGATTGATGTTAATTTTTGTTTTGAAAATTGGATGTGAATCATCAAGGATCACATCCAATACAACCGCAGGTTCAAACTGTAAAGTTGAATTTAAAATACTATCTCTATTCTCTTCAACTCTTACTGGTGCTATTACTGAATTATATGTGGAATATCCTGGCATATTATTTCTTAGCGTTTATTTCAATTGGAGAGTTTATTTCTTTTGTAATCTTTTCTACTTCACCCATCAACTGTTTACGTTCATCTTCACTGAGCAACATTCCCATATTACCGTCTTCACCTTGACTTTGACTACTAATAATACGTTGTACCACTGCGGCTAATTTGACAAGTTGTTCATCATTTCTAACTGAAACATCCAAATAATCCTTAATTAGTGGTACAACTACTATTGCATCATTAGCGGTTTTAATCATACTTCGAAGATCAGATACCAAAATATCAATTTGGTCCTTCTTCTGTTCAGAATTAACAACCACATCTTTAAGTAAACTAGAGTATTTTTTACCCTTATATAATTCAAAATCTAAGTCCATGACTATAAATATTGAAAATACCGTGTTTTACTTAAATTTATCTGGCGTACATCTCTTGTTTTAATGTTCCTCTGTCTAAATAAGACTTGGTAATAGTATTTTGGTACTGTTTCATCTTATTAATTACTTTGGTAATCTGTTGAGTCTTGCAAGAAGAGATTTCTCTAATATACAAATATAACGCTTTTTTATTGAAAGAATCAATTCTGTCGCTGTTTCTGAACAATTCAATTACAGCGTTGGCAATGTTTAAATCACGTTGTTTGGTGAATATTTTACCAATATTCTTTTCCCAATAATCAACCATCAACTTCATAAATTCACTGGTTTCCAATTCATCATGATAAGAATCAGTGGTTTGTAAACAAACAGTACTATCACTTGGAGTTTCACTAATATCAACGTGTTGGTTGAATCTCTTATAGTTGTTATTGTTGTGGAATATTAGATAGTTTTTAGCAACAATACTGAAATAACTAAAGGCTTTACCTTTGCCTTCTTCAAACTTATGCATGTTTGCAACTAAATGTGCAATTGTTTCTTTTTGAATTTCAATAGGACTGTTATCAAAATAAGTGAATTTAAATGTATTGAATACGTTTTCTACCAATTTATCAAAACATGGTTTAATTTGTTCATCATAAATTTCATTTCTAATATCCATAGACTGTTCTTTGTTATACTGAATAATGGCTTTTTCAGTATCTGTGGTAAAATACATTTTTTCTCCGATCTTCTTTTTTCTTTTTTTGGGTCCAGTAACAATATCAGATGTGACAGTTACATCTGACGTAGTTAATTTTTTTGATTCAACAACTTTTTTTGATACTTTTTTTGGTTTAATTGTTTTTATTTGAATCTTTTTCTTTGGTTTAACTACTTTTTTATTTGATTTATTTTTAATATTTATTGTTTTTTTCTTTGATTTAAGTCCAACAGTTTTTGAATTTTTCATTCAGTCCTTTCCTTTAATTTTTCAATTAATTTCACTATCTCGGAAAAAACAAAACCTACATCATCATCTTTTTCAAACATCTGCTTATCATCTAAATCTTTTAATTTTGAATACGTAACGGATACTTCCTTTTTAATATCTAAAAACCAATTTTGGTATGTTTCTATTTTGTCAAGATTGATGTCTAGTGCATAACCTAAAAATATATTAGCGCAAATAGAAACGGTCAATAACACTGATAGTATAATAATCATAATCTTTATTCTGATAGATCAGAATCATCATCTAGATAATCTGACATATAATCCAATACCTCATCAACTAAATCCCAGTTTTCACTGTTCTTTGCTTCATTTAGAAGCGACATTATTTCTTTAATATCTGCAATATCCATATATATAATTTAGACTGATATCTAAATATATAAGATAATAACTTAAAAACAACATTTTTATTCAAAAATTTTAATTTTATTTTACTAAAAACTAAAATGTGGACCTTTGTTAGATGGAACTTCTCTAATAACTTCTTTTTCCACAATCTTTTCAACAGGAACTTCCTTAATTTCAGTAACTATCTCTTTAATTATTTTTTCATTTTTAACTTCTTCTTGTGCTTCTTTTTTTGCTTGTTCTACTATAGATTCTACATTTTCTTCTGGTTCAGTTACTGAATCTTGATGTTGATATATCTTTATATCATCTTTTTCTTTTGGCTTTTCAACCTTATCCGTAAAATTCAATGTAGTATTATATGCCAATAATAAACATATAGCTAATGGATCAAATACTGATATAAGAGCAACAATAAACCAAGTAACACCAGTATTCATGTTTACATTGAATTGTTCTGATATAAATTTAAATGTTTGTATGTCTTTTTTACTTCCAGATTCCATCTTAATTTCAGCAATCTTCTTGTCAAATGATTGTAATTCATCTATTCCTTTTTGTATCTTAGCGTTTTCAGATTCAATATCTTTTTCACTCTTGTCTATCAACTCTTTGGTTTGTTCTTGTATTTGCGCCAATTGAATTGGATTACGACTAATAACCACATTTGTCATACTTTCACTCAATCTTGATTCTTGACTGTTTCTTAAAGCAACAATAGATTCAATTCTTTTCTTTGCGGAATTAATTTTATCTTCAGTATACTTCTTTTGATCATTAATAACTAAAATTTTATCCTCTGCCAACTTACTTTCAATTGCGGATTGTTGATATGCGGATGTCAAATATCCAAAAACGCCAAATGAAGTAATAATCATTAATATTACAACGGCTGAAATCAAGTATATCTTGAGTAACAACTTGGTTTTGGTCCAATATCTATATAAAAAACTGGTAGCTACTAATTTACCTATTTCTAGTGAACTTGCCATAATCATGGATGCTAATGCAGATCCACTAAATAACATTCCAATACCAATTATACTGAAAAATGCAGCGCAACTTGCTATAAATAAGGATGATATTCCAACAAGTCTTTCAAATTTGAATAAATCTTTCATGCGTATATACAGTTAGTAAAAATTAAAATTTTACCATTCAAGTATTACTTGTCCATGTGATCCGCTTCCACCGTTAATTACTCCTACAGACAAGAATGAACTTGCACCACCGCCGCCACCTCCCGGATAATCACCCTCATATCCGTTCCATGATGAACTTGGACTTGTAGAAATTGATGGGTTTTGAATACCTCCCATAGCACCATAAAAACAACATCCACCAGCAGAACCTGAAAGTGTTGTGGATTTTTCTCCATCAGCACCAGAATATACAAAAATACTTCCAGAACATAGTGCAGATGATCCACCGGAACCACTATTTGGATTTAATACTCCTCCTTGTCCACCACCGCCACCAACAGCATACGCCAAATAAAAATTATCTGATATCTTATAACAATAAGAATCAGTTCCATTTTGACCAGAACTACCATATGCTCCTGATCCATTTGATGATCCAGTTCCTGGAGCTCCACCACCACCAACTACAATTGTGAAAATAGTACTTGGAGTAAAGGATGAGGTTCCTTGAGCAGATGCTCCGCCACCACCTCCTGTGCCACCATCATTTATACCAGTTGAAGTTGCACCAGCACCACCACCACCAGCCCCAATTGCAGTAGCTCTCATGGTAAATGGTCCGCTACCGGAAAGAACAGATAAGTCATTCTTTTTGATTTGGAATGAATGTGTACCTGGTGTAGAAAAGATTACTTTACGTTTTGGTGTAAATACATCCAAATATGATGCGGTAATTACATATGATGCAGTCACTGCATTAACTGAATTCAATGCCTGTAAAGCATATGAACTAGTTATAGCAGTATTTGCAACAATACTAATACTACTTGTATCTGCTAAAAATGATCTAATACTATAACTACTTGTTATAGCTCTTGATGATGTCAATGCGTAACTGCTACTCAATGAAAGTGAACTGGTTAAACTATAACTTGCACTTGTTGAAGAATAACTCAAATTTGATACTTGTGAATATGATGAAGTAATTGAGTACGTTGATTGATTTACATAACTACTTGTTTGTGCAAATGAACTAGTTACTGAATAACTACTAGTTTGTACATAAGAACTACTAATAGAAAAACTTGCAGTAGATAAATTTGGATATAATAAACTTGCAGCAGAATCCGCATAACTGCTTGAATAAGCAAATCCACCACTGACAGAATAACTTGATGTAGCAAGATTATTAGAAGACAAATAAGAAGCAGTTAGTGCAAATGTAGAAAATGATGATGAATTTGCATTACCACTTATACTTCCTGTTAAATTTCCACTAAATGATCCGGAAGATATTCCAAAAAATGATCCTGAAAAACTGCCTGTTGATATAAAAGACTGAAATTGATTAACTAATACTCTGTATGTTGATGCTGTAAATGCGGGAGCTTCATAGTCTGAAACTATTGGAAAATAATTAGAACCGCTCATGTTTGAAGCGGAAATCTCATTTAATTGACTAATTTTTATTGACATAATTCACTATAAAATATAAATATAGTAGTTTTGTTATTATATTCATTTTACTTTATTAAAATAAACACCTTAACATTTAGGTGGAATTGTAGTAGGAGGTGTTTCTGGATAGTTTTTACCGTCACCAATTACATTTCCACTCAATACAATCAATGATATATAACATTTATTAAATACATCAACGGATGGCACCGCAAATTGTTCTGCACTTCTATCATCAGTTCCATACTTTCTACCAATTAAAGTTATTTTTGCAGTGCTCTTTGAACAGCTTTTGCCCGTTGTTATATCCCAAGGAATGTTGTCTACACCACCTTGTGCGTTAAATAACGGAGTATAATCATATAAATCTGTGTCATTAGTATATGCAGCTGCACTAAATTGTACTCTACTAGAACTATCAACTTTAATAAGC